AAGCCACAAGAGGCGGTTTATTAATGGCTGCCGTTGGTGAAATGGAAACTGAAATGGGTATGAATCGTCTTATTCAGTTAGCGCAACAGACTGGCTTTATGATGGGTAATTTAACTAAAGCGCAATATGATGCTCTTAGCGCAGAACAACAAGCAAATGTTGTTCGTGGTAATACAATTCGTGTATTAGACCAATTAAACACTGTTGAAAACTCTTCTGTTGCTACAATGGAAGATATTACTTTTGTTCTTAACCAGTTTTCTTCACAAGCAAATATTGCAGGTGAAAGTATTGGTGAAATGGCCGCAATGTCTGCTTTACTACTTGAAACTGGTGAAGAAGTAAGCAGAGCCGGAACAGGTTTGCGTATGATTTATCAGCGCATCGGTAATGCTAATACAGATGCCGTTAAAGTTTTACAAGAATTGATGGGTGGTGTTGAAGCCTCTGTTGTTACACAAATGAAACTTTCTGATATTATTAGAGAAATTGCGCCTGCTTATGCAACAATGACTGCTGAACAAAAGCGTAATCTTGCAGTATCAATTGCCGGCTCCCGCCACTATGTAAAGTTCCTTAAAATAATGGAAAATCAAGAAAGGCTTGTTGAGTTACAAAGTGCTGCCCACGCCGGTGCATATGATGCTATTGGTGAATATACAAAAAGAGCAGAAAGCAATGTTTTCCAAATGCAACAGTTGCAGGCTATTACTGAAAATGTTCGTGTGGAAATTGGTGAAAATCTTGCTCAAGCATACATAGATGCTAATATTCATGCTTACAACTTTTTGAATGTTATTAAGTCTTTTACAGAAACAGATTTTGGTCTAAACGCAATGACAAATATAATTAATCTTGCAGGATTATATCAAAACTTTATTGCGCCATTTGCTAATGTTGGTTTTCAAGTATTTAATATGATTATTGGATTCAAAACTTTAGGCGCAGTCCAAAGAGCAATGAGCGCAGATGCAGTAAATACAAGAAATCGTTATATTGAATTAACTGCGCAATTAAAACTTCAAGCCGCAGCAGCCGGAGAATTAAGCGTAAGTAATAACTATCTTGTTTCTAACATGAAATATCAAAGTTTTTATGCAAACGAACTAAAAACTTCGTTAAGCGCATACAATATGACTACTGGCGCAGTAAAACAATTAGACCAAGAAATGCGCATACATAGTGAAACTATAAAAATAATGACTCGACAACAGGAAATTCTTTCTGAAAGAGGTAAGTTTAACGCAAGAACACACTCTATTACTGGTGAAAAAATAAGATATAGCACTGCTGCTTTAACCGATGCAGTTTATGCGCACGCATTTGCCAACATAGAACTAAATAAGTTTCAACAGTTACAAAATAGGGCTTCGATGGCAATTGATTTGTATTCAAATAGAATAGCAAAAATGCCAGTTCTTATTTCAAATTATAACAACTTAATGGCGGGTGGACTACCAACTTTAATGAAACATGTTCAAGCACAAAGAGAAATTTTAACTACAAGACAACAAGAACATGCTATACTAAATAGTCATATTGCTATTTTACAACCTTTAACAGTTGCAGAAGAAGAAGAGTTACAAAAAACCGTTCAACTTAATAATGCAGAAATGCACAGTCTAAGAATAAAGCAAGGCTTACTCAGAAGTGATATGTTAAGAGCGCAAATTGCAGGCGTTAATACACTTGAAATGGAAGAACAAATTGCAGTTTTAGACCAAGAAATACAAGCATTACAGCAAAAAAATAATACTTTAGAACAAGGTCTTGTTGCTTCCAGACAACAAAGGGCTGCAAATGAAGCATCAGCCGTTTCTGCGCAAAAATCATCGTTAAGTTTTAGACAACAAACAGTTGCGCTAATGCAAACTACTGGCGCATCTTTGAAAGCAGGATTAAGTATGCAAAGATTACAAAGTTCTATGATGCCTTTAATGATGATTGTTCCTTTCCTTGTTGATTCTGAAAAACAAATGGCTGTTATGATGGGCGGAATGCTTGCTATGGGTGTTATGAGAGCAGTTATGGCATTTCAAGCAAAAAATATAGCAATGACAAAAACAGTAGTTTTGCAGGCTGCGGTAAGTGGGGGTATGTCTTTAGTCGCAGCAGGCGCAGCAATGCTCGCAGCAACACTATTAGTTGACGCATTTATTGGTGACAAGTTTTTATCATCACCACTTGATAATCTAAATGACTTTAATGACGGTCTTGTTACTGCTGAATCCAATCTTGCCGGAATAATGAGCGATACTGACGCAATTCTTTCTGGTGTAGTTGACAAATCCTTTGGAGAAATTAGTAATTCTGTAAGTGAAATGGATAATGGCATAACCGCAATATCACAACATATTGATGAGTTAACAGCAATGAGAAGTGGCACAACAAAAGATAGCGCACTTTACAATCAATTAACTTCTGATATAGAGGCTGCGGAAAAGGCGCAACATAATCTTGAAGGTTTAAGAGATGCAAGATTAAACTTATCTAAAATTGATGAGGCTTTAGCAGGCAAAGGATTTGACGCAGGCGTTAAAATGACAAGCGAAGAAGAGTATTTTTTTAAGAAACAAAAAAGAGGGTCACTTGGCTATGAAATAGTAGGAGAAGGATTTAACGCTCTAAAAACAGGAGAAAAGTTTTTTGTTGAATATACAAATTTACAAGGTGAATTTATAGAAGAAAGTTATGATACTTATAATGATGCTGAAAATAGAAGGGCTGAGTTAATCCAAAGATATAATGAACAAGGATTAAATGCGCAACAAGACTATCTTAGCGCATTACTTAACAATGAAAAAGAAGCGCAAGAACAATCTATTAATTTACTTACAGAAAGTAACGAGCAAGCAATGGGAGAAATGTTTAATTTTGCTAATGCAAGAGAAGAATTATTTTTCGGTCAGCGTCAAAACTTTACCGGCGCACTTTACAAACAAGTATCTCAAGGTGGCATAGAAAACTTGTTGCATAAAACAGAAATAATTCAAACAAATGTATTTAACGGCATGACTTTACCAGAAATGGTTAGTAAAGTATCAGATGGAGTAGTAAGTGAGTTGAAGAGTCGTGGAGTTCCGATAGCATGAAATCAATTAATTTAGAACAAACATATTGGCTAACAGGATATTATGATGATTTTCATATGCCTATTGCGGTAGCAGATGATAAAAATAGTGGTAGCGCAAGAACATCAGACCATACAATTTCTCATTATGGAAGTGTTTTAGGTGGTTACAATCATCTTAATCCAAAATTTTATTATTCATACATTGATAGGGTGCGCTCACTTAGTCATGCTTCAACAGACCCTTTAATTACTGCTGAAAATCACGATTATTTTACAACAGATAATAATAAACTTACAGTAAATCGTGGTATTCACGAATGGATAACTGTTGATATTGGAAATACTGATGGTTCATATCCCGAATACCAATCATTTTTATCTATACCAACAAGTTTTTGCGCAAACAGACACAAATGGGGTGGAAGTGGAACAGAAGGATATTTAAGATTTACAAATAGTTTTGATTCATTTGGAAATTATTATGCGCCAACAGGAGACATAGACCCAACTTTAGGCGGAGATAGAATATTGTCTTCACAAACAGATTTAGGCACACAAAACCTATACTTAGGAAGTTACGGCAGAATGATTACAGAAAATCTTGAAACAGAAATTAAACATAATTTTTTTACAGGAGTTTATACTGGTGAAAGACCTCAAAGTTCTTATGATAAAACATTAACAAGACCGGAAAAATATTTATTTGAAGTTAAATCACCTTCGGGAACAAACTTTATGGTTAACAGTTTATACAATGATGCTAACTCAACCGGAACAACAAGATTACTAACATATGATGGTAATTTAAGATTTAGAGGCATAGGAGAAATGTTTCATTTGCGCATTTCTGCGCATCAAATTGGAGACTGGCAATTAGATAAATATGTATTAAAAATTGGCTATGACACTTCTGCGGTATATGACACAACAGCAGATGATTTTAGTTCAACAGGAGTTCTTGCTTCTATTGATATAACACTTGCTAATTTAGGTTTAGTAGGTGTATTAGATAAATGGGATGGCGCAACGGAAAATAATTATGACGCAAATTTAGTGTGGGCTGATATATTTGTTTATTTTGATTTTGATGCTTTAACATGGGAAGCATACGCAAATGACGACACAGTTGCATTTGATAGTGGCGCAATAAATGGCGCAATTACATTTACTACTGCAAAAGGATGGAGTCTTGATGCTATTTGGACTTCAAATGGAACAGAAAATTGTGTAGTTCTTGATACTTTAATTGACAGAGTTGCAGTTTGTTTTCCTTTGAATTGGCGTTTAGGAGGCACATATCCGCCACCAGTAAAAAGCATGACTTATTCAAGTGGCGCAGATAAAACTTCAAGTATGGCTGTTGAAATTCTTGACGACTTAAATGAATATAGTTTGTCTGCTTTAACTACTGGTTCTTCTGCTTCTGAATGGAGATTAATTTCATTTATTGGAAATTATGAAGAAAGACCTATTTGGTATGGATTTCTTGAGTCTATTCAACATAATCAAGATAGTAAAAACTTAACACTTTCAACCAGAATAACTGCGCAAGATTCATCATTTATTTTAGATAGAGTGTTGCCTATTTGGGAAACAGGACAAAATGCGCATTTTAGTTTGAATCAACATATATCAATGGATTCAACAAATAGTAAAAGACAGTATGACACAAATGAATTGCTAAACACTATGTTGTTTGGTGCGCACTATTTAACAATAGGAAATAATAGTTTAGGATTTAATTATTGGAATGAAGACGAAAGTGGAAACTTGCACACAAAAGATAATGACGCAAGAACACATTTGTATAATGGGCAAACCATTCAAATGTATGTAAATGAAGATGAATATGGGCCAAGTAATGTTGAAAAGTTTTGGGAAGGCATGAATAACACCAGTTGGGGTCTGCATGAAGTTTATGCAATAGGTAAAGAACAGTCAACTGGTAACTTTACAATATTTTTGAAATTCGATAAAGACAAATACACAGAGCCAACATGGGCTTCTGCGTCTGATAACACAGTTACTATTAGTTCATACAATGGATTATCAGCAAGCGATACAATTACTTTGGAAGGCTCGCAGGGATATGACACAACTTATACTATTGATAGTATAGTTGTTCAAAGAAGAATGAGCAGACCAAATGGCAGTGCTACTACTGATTACATAAATGTAAATGAAGAAGACTATACAGTTAAAATTATTACAACTACTACATGGTCTGCTGTTGCAGGTGATGAATTATTTAGAATAGATACACTATACAGAGGATATACTCAACCGGAAACTCCTTACGCTACTCAATTAACAGACGACGGTTCTTTTTCTCCCGCATGGAATAGTGCCGGTGAAAATCCAATGTCTATGAAAATAGAATTAGCATCATCAGATACTCATAGTTTAGAAGTGGGCGATTGGATAATTATGCCGGATGGATTCTATGATACAACAGATAATAGAACATATTATGCTTCTGTTCCTTTACAAGTTATATCAGCAATAAATAACACAGAGTTTCAAGTTCTTGCGCCATATGATATTTTAGGTGCTTCTGAAACCCAAAAAAGCGCATCAACTCTTGCAGACTCAACTTACATTACCAAAACTTCAATTTTTAACGCAAATCCAAACGCAACAGAAATGCGCATACCAAAATCAAAACCAATTATTTATGAAACTCACCCAACAACAAACGCAGTAATGGAAAGAGTCAAGCATAGAACAATACATGCAAGATGGATGCGTGACTTAGTTCAGTCTCCTTTCTTTAGAGCGCAATTTGGTATAATAGAAGCAATTCCTTATTGGAGAGCAGGTCAAGGTTCTGCGCTAAATCATATTATTTCTCCAAATATGGCAACAGCGCACCCATCCAGTTTAACAGGATATAATTCAGATGGAACATGTATAGGTTGGGAAGGATTAGATACTTCTTACCATGCTTTAGCCGGTTCAAATCAAATTGATTCGACGCAAACTACTTTACGGTTTGACGAATGTGGTCTATGGTATTACATTAAGAAGTATAACATGGAAGATACAGGAATTGTTCTTGAGTTGTTAGATACTGAAACAAACGATTGCCAATATGTAATAGCCAATGGTGTTACCGACCCATCAGTTTCAGATACAGTTGATTATGACAAAACAACGGAATTATTTACAATCACTGGTAGCGCAACAGTTAGAAATGGTGACATTGTAATACATGAAGGGTTTAAGGAGTCTGACTTAAATGGAGTTTTTCAAGTAGTTTCAAACAATCCATCAACTGCGCACAATGTTTATTCTGCGCAAAAAATATTCTATGAGCCTATGATTGATGAGTTTGCTTATGTAAAAAACCAATATCAAGGAAACTCTCAGTGGACTTTAGGTTCTGCGCACTACTTTAATGACCCAGATGCAATAAAGGTAAATAGGGTTGATGTTGATTTTACTAATTCTTCTTCTGCGTTTAAGCCATTATCGCAAACCGGCGCAACTTTTAGAAAAGGTAGCATTGACATTACAGGAGTAAAAGGAATAAAAAAGACATTTGACCCTTCTAAAACAATTTACACTTTGCGCAAAATAAATGAAAGTAATGGTTACAAACACTGTTATGTTCTTTGGGCTGATATGCGCAACGACGGAACAGCAAATGCTGATGGCGGGGAAAGAGTTTCTGATTTTGGTATCATTTTACCTACATCGAAAAACTACAAAGTAAATGTTTCAATAGCAGACCAATTCGACCAAAACGGCAACCCAGACATATTTACGGAATTAAAAATAGGCGAAGATGTTGACTTATGGCAGTTTGACGCAAACACAGAACCATTTACAGGTAGCGCATGGAGTAGCCTTGATGGTTGTAGTAACTACGAACAATTAGATGATAGATACCACAATTGGGAAAACAAAGGAGGTTCATTCTTAGTAGTTGACGCATCTCGATTTTATAATCTTAATACAATGGCTACTGGTGGCAGAAGCGGGTATTCAAGTGGTGGTCTTGTTGACTTTGGCGATTATGTTCTTGCGATTCAAGGTTTCCCTTATTTAACAGACGCTTACTATAAAGCATCAATTTCCTCTTACAAAAACATTGATACCTTTGCCGGTATAGACAATCATCCAAACGCTTTGTATATGCTAAATGACAAAACAATTTTAACACAAGATGTTTCGCTTTTAGATACTACTATTTATGTTGATGATAATTCTTTATTTGATACAAGCGGAACTGGCGCAATTATTTGTCAAACTGGCGAAGGTCGTTCTCAAGAAGATTTAATTTATTACTATTCATGGACTGGAAAGGGAACAGACGCAACATTAGGAGATAAACTAACAGGAGTCTATATTACTTCTTTTGACCCAGAATCAATAGTTGATATAAACACAATAAACACATTACTAACTGCTGAAAGGTCAAACATTACTGGAAATGGGCAAACTCCTTCATCGAGAGCAAATATTGTGCGCAAAACCGAAACCAATCCCGACGGTGTATTCCAAACTGTTTTGGTCTATAATACTCCTTCGGCTATATTCCCGTTGCGTCTTTCTGTAAATATTGAAGGATTAGTAAAAAGTAAAAATATTGGAACATATTACTCGCATGATAAAATGCGCAGTATGTTTTCTCTTGCGTTTGGAGACACATGGGCCACAAACACAAACATGCCTTGCTCTTTCTATATGCCAAAAACAAGACACATGTTAAAAGAAGTCAACGATTCTAATGAAGATGATTTTGGTTCTATGTTTGATGGAAGAAATATGTCAATGATGAACATAGCAAAGAATATTACTGAAAAGGATGGTAGCGGAGGCACGCATCAAACTACTTTTTCATGGCTTATGGATAGAGATAATATTTTTACAATTAGACAAAGAATACCTTCGGGTCTAAGTTTTGATAGAACAAACTTGCTACAAAGTAATATGACTACAAAGTTAGGTTCGCAAATAACAAATGTTCGTGTTTATTACAACGGTAATAGTAACTTTGCCGATTTCCCAGAACCAACGGAAAACGCAATAACAAGGTGGCGCACTTTACAATACCCAAACATATTCAATAGAGATGAAGCACTTGCTCTCGCAAAACAAGAATATTTGCGTGAAAAGGATAGCAATGTCGCTATTAGCGCAGAAGTTTTGTTGGGCGCAAACGAACAGAGCAAAATGCTTACTGGTGGCAGATACGGCTATGTTCAAGATTCAGTAGTAAGGCTGTATGATTATAATAGAAAGACTAACGCTTCATGGAGTAGCATATGGGGAGGATTTGCTAACAAGGGTATAGAAGATTATAGAGACAGCAATAATACTCGATTTAGACATGCTTCTGCTACTGACGCAGACTTTACTATCCAAAGCACTAACGGCTCAACGACTGGCGCAGGTCTTTACGCAATACCACAAGATGATACTCTTGCCAATAACGGCATACTTGTTAAAAGAGCAGATGGGGTTGCGCAAAGCGCAGTAGGAGTAATAGACCTTTTAAGCGGAACTGGAACTGCAAGATATGATTCAACAGGAAATGGTGTTTATGGCGCAGTTACCACATTGACTACTGGATGGCAAACCCTTACCGATGTGACCGACGGAGGCTCTATAAGCATATTTTGTGAGACTGGATTTAGTGTTCCCACTGCTACGGTTGACATTCATTATGCGTATGGGCTACCGAGATACAGAGGCCACCCTCAATACGCAACAAGAAGTCTTACAAGTGCGCTAAAGGTAATGTATGTTGATAAAAATACACCGAAACTAAGCGAAGGCACAAATCAAGAAATTAGACTTTGCATAACTATTGAAGGTTCTGCTTCAACAGGACAGGCTACTTCTCCGGTTGACGATACTGCTACATTTAGACTGCATTTATTTGACATACCTTTTGATGAAGTCGAAGATACTATTAACAATCTGCCACCAGAATATGACGCAGGCTCTTACTCTGCAAGTAATTACAATTCTATTGTAGTTGACGGAAACGGATTATACAGAGTCAAAACCCCAGACACTTATTCATCAACAGATAAATACATTACCTTTTCAGTTGATTATGATTACCTATTAGGTCTTTTGCGCAGAATGGATGAAGAGTTAGAAAGTGGAACGGCACACGATACACTTAGTAACTCTGTTAGTGTATTCGGACACTCCTTTTCCACTACAAACGAATACAGCGCATTCCCGTTAGGTTATTGTTTAGATGGATTTTCCGGCGCAAAAGCGCACAACACAAGAGGTCTTTACTATGCGCCAAGATTGTGTATAGTTGATGATTTGGTCTATCAGCCTGCAACCACAATATCATTTACAGATACTCATATTGATTTAACTTCGGAGACTCTAACTATCAACGGCATAAATTGGAATAAGAACTCAAGAGATGTTGATACTGTTCAGTTAGATTTGCAGAGGACAGATAAGCACTTCGGTTATGGTTTGGCGAGTATGTTCAAAACTATCGCAGACGGCGGTTCTCCAAACTCGCCTCCAAGACCACAATCTCCGGTTCCACCGTTACCCCCAAGTTTCCCAAGACCGCCGGTTGGCGGAGGGGGAGGGGTAAGTGCGCAACCATTCTTGCCTTCAACTGGCATTACTGGCGGAGGTGACGCATCTTCCTTCTTTGCCGGTCTCTCTAATAACATGCTTTCTGTTGGCGCATTCAGAGGTCTAAAGGGCAAAGCAGACTTCAAAGCAGATGTTGGTTTGGCAACTGGCGACTTTGGCATTATCGGTCAAAACAGACCGGCAACTGCGCTTTCTGCCGACAGAGATATTGACGGGATTGAATCTTCTATCATGTCGAGCGAAGGCGCAAGCATTCTTACAAACGATGGCTTTGCGCTTGCCGGAATAACAGACCCAGAAGCGGGTGCGCAGGGAGAAAGTCATAGCAACTCTGTAAATGTCCGTGTGCCTAATGATGTGAGCGCAGGTTCATTCGTTAGTGTGATTGCGCAAGTTTCATTTGGTGAGTCATCATCAGACATTTGTGAAATAACAACTACCGTTTCTTGTTCTGAAACAGGAGACTCTAAATCGGAAACCGTTTTGATAAATGGTAGTTCTTCAAGACAGCAAGTGACTATCTTTAGTCCTAACACTATTAACGGCGCAAATGTATCGGGTAACACTTTGAAAGTAAATATAGAGAGAAAGCCGGCACAGGGCAACGATAATTCGGGTTATGACTCTATAACATTCCATTCTTTGTCTGTTAAAATGAGAAGATACAGCAATGCAGGTAATGCGCAAAGCCTAAGCATGAGACCATATTGAGGTGCGGATTGGGCTACTGAAGGAGGAAAGACACAGTAACAAGAACCAAAAGAAGTGTTTTTTGTAGCCCTCTCCGCAAATATACCACAACAGGACTCTCTTATTAATCCCACGCTTGACGGAGTTGTTTTATCTTACGAGCAATCGTTCTCCCGACCCCTTTAACCTTCATCAAATCCTTTTGAGTAGTCTTTGCTTTGAGCATTTCCGGTATAGAGCCATACCTTTCTAAAAGTGCCGTTGCTATCGGTTCATTTATGCCATGAATAGACATTAGGCAAGCAAGTCGTGGGTCGTCTGGTATTTCTTTGGCAGGCGCAGTAAATTTTGTGCGCATATGACTATTCATATTTAGTATGGCAAGCCATTCAACAAACTCATCCATATCACTAAACTCAATCAATCTAACTTTGGGGAATTGTGAATAAAGAGTCATTTTGAATGATTTGATAACTCTTTGTTGGCGCAATATTTCTCTCGCCACTTCTTGACGCTTCGGTTTGCGCCCTTTGAAATAAGGCTTCAGAGTAGTGTTATACACTGCGAGTATCGGGTATTCAACCGCTTCACACAGTTCTGCTAATTGGTGTTTGATTGTGCGCCCATTGCGCCCAATACCCAGAATACTTCGATATAGGTCATTAATCTCCTTTGCCTCTATACCGTAGTCTCCTATGATATAGTCTCCTGTCAACAAACGCTTTACTAAGCATTGTCCTTTAGGGTCTGTTTTTCTATCTCCGACCTTGACAAACAAACGATGAAGGAGTTTTTCATTCTCCCTGTCGTCTGCTACTATCATCAAAATGTATTCTGCGCAAAAGTAGTATTTAATAAATCGTTCTAATAAAGCGGAGACTCTGCCATAGGTTGTTTCAAAGCCCAACGCAAAGTTTTGATAACACCACGAAGCGCATTGTAATTGCGTATCGCTGATATTTGTTCCCTTGAATCTCTGTAAGTCTTGTCAGTTAGGCACTGCAACCATTTATCACGAAGCGCAGAGGCTTCTTTTAGCATCTCTTTCAATTCTTCTTCACTGCGCACAGAACCAACACCCTTGTCCGTTACATAAATTGTGTTTCTTATACCAAAGCGGAGAAGGCGCATGTTCATATTTGCGCACTGCACCCGACACATATTTTCTTGTAATAGCCTCATTGTAGTCTTGCCAATCAAGACCTTCTATGAAAACGCATATTTTGTCTGTAATTTCATAGTTTTCTTCATCGGATAAAGCAGAAGGGGGTGCGTAAAATGCCAACTGTCTGCGCATCTCTTGAACCAGTGCTACACGGACATGGTGCGGAGGGTTACTAACATTGATTGCTCTTTCAAGACAAGTCGGAAGTGCGCATTCTCCGTCTATCATACCAACGGATTCCTCGTTTCCAACAAACGAAATGCTTTTTTTGCGCACTTGTTCTGGGAAATCCTTAGCCCATTTTACCAAATCAAAGCAATCAGTTTCCGCAAAAGTGCCTTGAAACGGGCATAAATGTCTGTATTCCGAGGCAGGTTTTTCCGGTATTCGGTAATTCAGAGGGTCTTTAGCGAAATCTTCTGCCGGAATGGAAACTGCCCACTTCCCTCTTTTTGGATTATATGTTCCCGCTACTCTTGTCATTTTTTCGGGATAACCTACCCCATCAAGACTGCTCAACCCCTCTGCCATCTTACGCTCATACCTATCGAGGTGTATAGCCCACTCTCGGCCCCTTACTGGCCGTTTGAATAACTGATGCACATGAAACCCTCTTCCGGTGGCTACAAGCCTCACACCGCCCTCTAAACGATGAATTAGGGTAGCCACATCGTTCTTTACTTCATCCATAGTGAAATCATCATTCATATCGAAGTCCCACCATGCTCTATCCATGACGGCAGAATCATAGTTGCCGACTTCATCAAAACTAAATAGAGATGTATAGATTGATGTCTTACCGTTCAGTTTGCGCACATAGTCAACAAACTCTTTCTTAGAAAAGCAAAATGTTCTTTTAAGTCCGACCTGTCGAGGAAAGGTTAGCATACAAACCAACCGAAAGTATTAGTCCTTAATAACCTGCCTATGACCGCACACTTTACAGATAGCGATTCTCTCACTACCTGTTTCTATGTCGCCAGTTAGTAGCATCATAGGTTTGCCCTTTTCGTCACTAACGGTCATTTCACCGTCGCATTCTGCGCAAATCATAATATCGAAACTCCTGTCAATTCATCTTCGCAGGCAGGCGAAAAGTCGCACCACTGAGGGCAGAAGTAATCATTCCACTTCATAGGGTTTTCATGCGCCTTTAATCCCTCAACCGCCTTTTTCAGTGCCTTCTCAAAGGCGTTATGACTGCGCTGACTTACCTTTTCGATAATCAGAATACCCTTTTCCTTGCCCATCATTACTTCCCGCTTAGTATCGTTAACCATTTTCATTACAAAGTCTAAGTTATCGCAGTCCGGCGCAAGATACGCAAAATGCGTGATTGGTCGGGTTTCACCCATTAGGCGCAACATTCGTGAGTAGTAGCATAATTCTCTGCGTGTGCGAGATAATTTGCCGTCATTCATATTTCCTGTCTTCAATTCATAGATACAGAGGCCACCGTCGGGATGCTCAAGTATTGCGTCTATCAAACCGACAAGAACGACTCCGTTCTCTTCATCCCAAACCGCACGATACTCTTCATACTCTATGGGTTTGAAATTTTCTAATCCCCATAACTCGATGCGCTGTTCTTCAAGATTTATCATTTCATCCATACCTTCTTCATAGGCTTCAACTGGTATCAAAGGCGCAAGCGTGCTTTGCCCATCCCAATTGTCATAAACAGTCTCTAATCCAGTGTGAATGCGTGTGCCTCTCTCCATTTCTTCGGTAGCAGGGACTCTTAAATCTTTAAGCACGACTTTCTGCATCCAAAACTGACGAGGGCATTTTGAATAGGTCATAAAAGACGACTTGCTCAACTTGAGAAGTTTCCCATGCTCTGTCGGGTCATAACTTGAATTGGCTTTCAATTCTTCAATTGACATTTCAGATGGGTCTTTCAATCTAAATCACCCTGCGTCTATTCCTCTTCGTTATTAGGTAGTTGCTCTTGACAAGCAGGGCAGTGTGTAGGCAACTCGATGTCTTCAAGAAGAGGTGTGTGAATCTTAAATGCGCACTTAGGACATTCTTGCTTGTGTAGCATTCCTTGAGAATCAAGAAGTCTAATCACTACCATATTCAACTTGTCTATTTCATGAAAACAAACTCTTAGCATTTGTGTCTGTTCTTCTATCATTCCAGTCTGCGCTTCAACCAAATTCTTGATTTGCTTCACAGTCGGCTTCTTACTATCTCTCGCCATACCTCTGCCACCTATTGTAATCGTTATAAACCTGCCGTCACAGCCAAACGATTTCATCTTCTCCCGACAAAGCGGTTTCAAGTTTGATAATGTCCCACCCCATGACTTCATAGTATGGTAAAACTTTGTCGAAAATAAACTTCTTAGCGATATTAGAGTAACCTATTTGCGCAATCCCTTCTATTTCTGATGGGTCGTCAAAGGCTATGTAATCCCCTTCTTCGTTTAGAGTTGTCAAGAAATAATCATCCTTTCGGTAGCCCTTTCCTAAGTGGGTATTAGCCCACTGCGCACCTGCTCTTGCTTCTCCCAGAACTCTATACTGGTTAAGATTCTTACTCAACTTCGCCTTGATACACAAATCACGAACTGCGACTTCTTTGCGCACAACCTTTCTAAGCAATTCTTCAATTGAAGAAGTGATTTCATTTTCATTTTTGCGCTGTAAAATACCTTCGATAACAGAACCCATTGCGCTTTTCAAGGCTTGTGGTAGTCTGCCTTGTTTCATCTCAATACCCTTAACATAAATCTGCGCAGGGTGATGCTCGCCCTCAGTCCATGAAACACTGCCTGCGTATCGGTTCTTAGCCATGATTAAGAAGGTATCACACCACTTTTCAAACTCGGTTTCAATAGGACTCATGCGCCGATTCACTACGCCCAACAATTCAAGCCCTTTTTCGGGAGAATCAACATCACACATAATCGAATCAGTATGTCCGTAGCGCACTGTGCAACCTAACTCATTCGCAATATCTCTAAGTTTGAACAAGGTCTGCCTGCTTGTGTATGTAATGGCAGAGGCAATATCGGGATGATAGAAACCGCACTTGCTGTCTCCCGCTACACCATACATGGAGGCAACTAAAGATTTTGTCGCATATTGTAGCGCATCATATTTCTTGCGCTCTTTATCAGTTGTTGCACCCTTCATAAGTTTCTTGTATTTGTTGCGCAAAACAGTCATGTTATCCATCTGTCTGCCGAGCAAACCAGTTTTGCTTTTGCTAAACATGACACCATTTCCGCAGTCAAAACCTGTTTCGTCAAGAGTAGTCCAACAAATGTTGTGTAGTTTCACATTACTATGATACATTGCCTTAATATCCATTATTCCTATGTTCTCATAGACACCGATAACGGGGTCTTGAATATCTGCGCCAGTGTAGTCAACCTTAGCGAATTGCGGTTTGCTCGGTATCTGTTTGTCAAACTCTCTATCACGAAGCGCAAGAATTGGAAATATTTTGCTCACATACGGGGTCGTGCGTATGTCGCATTGAACGATGTGCTGAATAGCAGTAAAGTAATCAAGTGCGCCAACCAAACCATCTAACTTAGGCAAAAGGCGCACATCTTGTCTTGCGTAATCTAAGTAAGTGCCGAAGTCGCTGTAATATGTATCGTGTCCGTTTTCTAACTCAACCTTAGTTTCCTTGAGACAGTATTCTGATACTGCGCCTAATCCCATTGCAGGTAATTGTCCATTCTTCAAAGTCCATAGTTTCTTGAAAGCAATCATCAAATCAATTGTATTGTAGCCTGCGATTGGTTGCGCCCATTCTCCGAAGTCGAAGCGCACTTTACGCATAGGGGATAGTGAGCGAATATCAATCCCATTGGCCTTGAACCTCTTGAATAGTTGCTGAATGTCAGCATTTACAACATTCCACCCTGTCAAAATATCTGGGTCTTTTCTTCTCATAAGTTGCGCAAAAAACTCCAACATGCTTTTTTCATCCTTGAACAACTTGAAAGGTCTATCCGTCTTTGCGCACTCTTGCAGACCTTCTGGGTGATTCAAACAAGGTATTGCGTCATACATTCCTTCTTCATAGTCTGAATGATGCGCCAACACAAACTCACCTTCAAAGGAGTCATGTATTACTATGATTGTTATTTTACCGGAATTAATCATCCATTCCATGTCGAAATACCATGTTCTATGTTCATACATCGGGATATTGACATTGTGTTCAACCAGAACTCTGTTGCTGTGCGCAATGTTTGCCTCCCATGTCTTAACTTTCTTAGACGCTTTCGACAAATCATCGGTATTTTGAAAAACAACTCTGCGCAGTTTCTCTCCGTAAAGTCCAGTGTAGTCCTCATCGGGCAAAACTGCGAAGGGAGGGGTCAATTTACCTATGCTACTTTCTTCGACATAACAAAATGGGCTACACGAATACCTTTCTTCGGCACGCTTACCGTCTTCTGTTCGGTATCGAACTAAAATATCATTCTTCTTCGTTCTCTCCACTATCACTGTCAAGCCTCCAAATATTATGATTCTCTATGTCCTCATAAATCCTTTGGTGCATACAGTCTTCAACATCTTCATAGGACTCGACCTTTGTATATCCGAGAGAAGATACCACACTTTCAAGATTTTTCATTTGTGTTCCCTTCAAAGGATTTAGTATAGTTATCTTAGTTTTGTTAGGTAACGAGGAATTGCGCACTTTCAGAATGTGTCTATGCAACCCTTTACTGCGCCACTCTTTGCGCACGAATGTATTTCCGACAAACACAATTGATTCCATCTCTAATGAGCCTGTGTAACCAACTGGTTCTTCGTCAATAAATAAAACCCAAAACTTCATCCCGTCATAGAAAGAAGGGTAGCCTTTTTGAGAAGCCTTTGGTAAATTACCGCCCCAAACCGCTTCAAGAAGGGGATGACCTTCTATCACTTCTATGCGCATGTTGTTATCCATGCTCTCACTTCTTGCGCTGTCCTGTCGGTCTTGTTTTTATTCCGTGAGTTTTCAACCACTTGTGAATAGTCATCGGAGAAACTGCGCATTCCTTTGCTATACTTGCCATACTTCGACCATTGGTTTCATACTGGTCTTTTAGCCATGATTCCTTTCTGTATGTTTGAGAGGAAGATTTAGGATGGCTAATTTCAAGCAAGATATGGTGAGGTTCGCCACACTCAAGGCATATAGCCTTTGAAGATGCTTCGATTCCATTCTTTATCTTGATTACCGTTACCAATTCTGCGCCACATTCTTTACAATCAAAAGTTATTCCGTAATTCATTTTATTTCACCCTTATGTATTCATATCTTCCCTTTAGTCCTTCGGTTCTTGATGTATGGAAACGCCTTTCAATAAAGCCCCACCTACAAACAAGTTTCATTAGCGAACCAACCGATGTTGCACTTAGACTCTGCTGTGGAAGTATGATTTCATTTACCCTTTCTGCTATCTGTTCTGCGCTCAAAGATGCGCCTATTTCCATTCTCATAACAACGGCCATGATGCCGATTTTTCTGCTCAATTTGCTCAAAGACATCACATTGCTCATCTTGCGCAGTATGTCGTCAACTTCTTCTTGAGACACATACAACTCTTTAGTTGGTGATTCTGGGTCTCTCCTAAATGTTCTGCTACGCAGAGACTTAGAGAATTGCGGATTGTCAAGCATAGTCTGAATCAAATCAATTGCCAACCTTCGCACACTCCCTTTGGAATACACAACCGCCATAGAAACTAAGCATGAGAGACATACCGCCCCCATAAGGAGTTAAGTCAAAGAATTTCAGAGAAACACTTTCGTTTTTCACTGTGCGCAAAATGTTATCGAGACCGCCGGCAATCTTAGATGGTTCCAGTGTTTCTGCTACCCCTTCTGCTAAGACGGTCTTTGTTTTACCTTTGCTCTCTGCGCCAATCTCAACACAAAACCTTCCGTCTTCAACATAGAATGTATAGTCCTGTATCTTCTGCCCGTTCATCGAACCACTCTCAATGGCACTGCGCAAATCGTCGCTATTGACTAAGACTTCGCAACAAGCATCAACTTCTTCACCATTCCTCAAAGTATATTTTGCGCCTGCCCCTACTGAATGAAGGAATCTTTCTTTGCTATCTTGCGACCACTGCATAAGCGTATTTTTAGTGTGCGCAAAAGCAGGGTTTTCTGGACTGCTCAAAATTGTAGTCTGTTTGCCTGCCGACTTCAAAACTAATTTGTTATCATTATACTGTAACTTTACCTGTTTGGCTTTATGATGAGCAAGTGCGCCCAAAAGCGAAGATATATTTGAGACAGCAATCCAGTCCTTTTCAATAGTAGTTTCTATGTCTGCGCTAAAAGAAGATATGCTCGACACACCATCTCTAACTATGGCAAATGTGCGCACTTCGTCGTTTTCAATATACAAGATTGTGCCTTCAACTTGCGGGATAGTCTTCCCGTTAATGTTAGCCATTCTCTGTGTTCTCTTTAGAAGATTTGTCAAATCTGCTGTGTCAATAGTGATAAACTCCCACATATTAATCCCTTATCTCCATGTAGTTATAAACCCTATTGCTTGAGGTAAAATTGATTATTTCTTCTGAACATTTTTTGAGCAATCTTTTTGCACTGTGCGCAAGAAGGCTCTCCCTCAACTCGTTGATGCTTGCCAACAGAAGGAAATCCTCGGCAAAGAATGTATGAAAACTCTCCCGAAGGCGTGCATTCGACAGCGTAATGTATCTTTTCAGACCTGCCATGTATTCTAACCGTCTTGACGGCCTTAGAAGTCATGCCTCAACCCCATGTCAAGAAGGGTAAGCCATTCCATACAACTTTACCGTCTTTCACCGACAATACCGTGTGAGTAGTGCCGAGATATTCTTGATTGAACCCCTTCATTTCTTCAATTGAGCATCGGATTTCCCATGCGCCTTCTTCAAGCGCAGAGTCGGCCTTCACACCACTGGCTAAATCGCCCTTCTTAGTGTATCTGCTCATCCAAAGTTGTTGAGAGAATAGGCGCATAGTGCCTTTTTCCCATTCCGGTTCTTCACCAATCTTCATAAGTCCCTTTTGACCGTTACCAATATCAGCAAACTGCTTCTTGTCCTTTAGATGGAATGTAAAGAATACTGCGTCAACAGGTAGTTGGTGCGCACGATTAGCAATGTCTCTGAACAATTGATTGCGTATGCGCCATTCTGCTTGATTAAACTTCTCTCCGTCTTCAACATTGACTGGATTCTTAGAGCGATTCATCAGAACATCGGTCATAGCATGTTCACACCACTTTAGGAATGTTGACATGCCATCCATAATCACTGCGCCGATTTCACCATCACGGCATTTTTGCGCAATAATGTTAATGAAATAACCCATCTTGTCAACGAGCGCAGTATAGTTAGTCGAATTATCTTCGTTGAAGATTGTGTCATCCAATTCATCATAGAGAGGAATGACTTGAATATTTTCCTTATCGGGATAGTTAGCAGACACAGTTTGGACTGCGCTGTTATCAACATCAATAATCACTACATTAGAATCTTGCTTGCCTACCTTCTCTAAGTGCTGTAAAGCGAGAGAGATTGCGGTTCCAGTCTTTGCGGTATTTTCCTTACCGACCATAGCCATGCGGATTGCTTGTGTGCGCTCTCGTTGGCGACTGAATAACTCTGCGTAATGCGCCCTCATGTCACGCATTGGAGGTTCGTCTGCCGGAACAGACTTGTTTGCGCCCTTTGCTTTAGCCCATGCGTTTGCCATCTATTTCACCATCCCATTTCTGCGCCTTCTTCGTCAACTTCTTCTTCGACAATTTCTGCGCCTTCGATAGAGTCCATGACCCACCAACCACTGATGCTCATTCGTGGTAGCCCGTCATCCTTACCAATCCATGCGCCACCGGAAGCCAAAACAATTGAACCAACTGCGAAGTCAACCTTGAATGCCTCTTCTTTTGAAACCCACAAGTCAATAGGAGGAACAGGAGAAGTAATATCCAAATCCGCTAAAGTCACGACGAAGCCACCGTTTTCTCTGGGGTCAATGTGCGCAACTTCAAGAGGTAGTGCGCACAGCGCATTCCACCTTGCTTTATCGTCAAGAGAACCGAGCCATGTTTCAATCTCTGAAAGTCCAGTTAACAAAGCAATATCTGTTAGGTCTGCCAGTAACCCCTTGCCGTCTTCATCCATAGGTGGCGCATCGAATAGGCTCACAAGAGAAGAGTCCTCGCTGAATACCGAAACACCACTCTTAGTATAAGCAACATCACCGTTCTTGCCCATCTTTACAGGTATTCGGCCAGTGGTAAAGGTCGGGTGTATCAACTTTGCATCTGCGCCGTTGAACTTGATAGTAATAGGTCTGATAGTAGCATCGTCAGCACTGCGACCTAAGAATAAACAGTCTCTCATAGGCTCGCTCTGAGGCTTGTATCTGCCGTATCTGTAATTAGGGCTACCCGACGGCCATGAAGGTGCGGATTTGTCAGCAATTAGCGCAAAGAATGTGCCGTCATCTAACTCTTTAGCAACCTTTGGTAGTTGTTCTAAGTGCTTTTCTGCGACAGCAACTTCAAATGGCTTCTTAGTTTCCAAAGAAGGATTGTGTGTATAAGTAAAGCCACCGTTGATAGAGTCATGCTCAAACAGGACACATACGCCTTGCGCAACCAGTGCCTTTCTTGCTTCTTCATTAAGACTCATCAATTGATTACTCATGTTCTTGTATTGCGCTTGAGCAATGTCTTTTGTTCTCGGAACACTAATGAACATGCCTTCGATATTTTCACAACCGCTTCTTTGCAGTCTTGCGCTAATGACTCTTAATTCAGCAGAAGCCATTCTCAAGCACTTCATATCAATATCTTCTGCGCTAAGACCAGTCTTTTCTAAGTTTGAACGGTTTGCCTCTAAGACAGATTGGTGTTTTGCCAACAGTGTGTCAACAGGGCATCCAACATTCTTTGCTACTCTTTCAATAATATTTGCGTCAACCATCGTTCTTCATCTCCGACTTATTTTACCCTAAACTCGATGTTCATATAAACCCCTCGCTATGCAGAAAGCATTCTTGCGAAGTCCCACCTAACTATGCTTTCATCCACGCCGTTCACCAAATCTCTTTCAGAAATAACTGCGCTTTCGACCACTTTGTAAATCAACTTCGGGTCTGCGCCACTGGATATTGCGTAGTTGAAAACTTTGCGGATTACGCTACGCATATTCATGTCGCCAGTAAGTTTCACGGCTTGCTCGACTTCCTTTTCAGTCGAAGCCAATCTCAAATATTTTCTTTCGTCAAAACCCGTTCCTAAAGAGTTGAGGAAATTCCACGCATCTTCGGTTGATAAATGACAGACTGTTTGAAGTGCGCCGATTGCATTGCGCAAATCACCGTCATGATAATGAGCGATAAACTCAATCTCTTCATCACAAACATAACCCTCAAGGTCTGCTATTTGCTCTAATCTCGCAACCATAGTTTCGTGACTGTGCCTTTTGAAAGTGCGCACTTGACAACGGGATTGAAGCCACCCGCTTATTTTGCTCAAGTCGTTGCATGTTAATATGAAGTAAGCATTGGAGTTTTCTATGACTCCTTTCAGTGCGCTCTGCGCAGGCAAGGTTAGTTGGTCTGCTTCATCCAGTAGTATTATCGTTTCACCGTAGCCACTGTTCGCAAGGAAAACAATTTCTTCTTCGATGAACTCAATCCCTCTCGTTCTCTTCGACGAAGCATTGAATGTGTGGATAGTGTAACCTAATCCCTGCGCAAGAATGTGAGCAAGAGTTGTTTTGCCAGTTCCCGCTTCTGGTGAATAGAAAACAAAATGTTGCATAGGTGCGCCCGATATTATTTCGGACATTTCTTTGCGCAAATGTTCTTGACCGACAAAATCATTCAGAGAAGAAGGTCTGTGTTTTTCCCACCATATGTTCATGCCGTCACCTCCGCCATAATCTCATCCCACGAAGCATAGCCGTATGGCTCATCATTACCATCAATTGCACCTGCAATAATTCCAACCAATACCTCAAGCGCATAATCTTCACGCCATCCGTAGTGATTCAAACACTCATGTTTAATCCAATTCATTACTTTCTCTTTCGTATCACTCATGCCATCCTCTCCATTTCATTTCTGTGATAGTATTGCATTTCAATATCCAGTAATTCGTCTGCGCATCCTTTACAAACATCTTTGGGTTCTGTCGCAAGAGCATCTTGACACATTTCGCAAATAGGTAGCCCCATCTTTTTCAAAATGTATCTTATGATTCTGCGCAATCAGCATCCCACCATATCATCATTGTCAGCATCCATATCACGGTATGCTTGATATTGCGCTTCCTCTGCGTCTGCCCTTGCTTGTTCTGGGTCATTCCAATCAAAAACATCATGCGCAATCTCCTGTATTTCTTCAAGGAACCAACCATCAGTATCTTCTGCCAAAAGGTCTTTGAGCAAATCTAACAACTCTTCTGTCGTCTTGTGAGATACAAGCATATCCCATGCGGTATTGTAACCACACCATCTTGCTATTTCTTCCGTGTCACTCATTCTTTCATCTCCACGATTCTGATTTGAAAATACTTTGTCTTTCTAAATGCGTTTTGCGCAACTTCTCTCGCTTCAATCTCATTTCCTTTGTAAGCAAACAGTTTCCATGTCTCGCCGTCAAACGAACCTTCAATCTTAAATGTCATTCTTCCTCACCACCCTCTAATTTGTTTAATTCATCCTCTAACGCCAACCAATCCAACAACTGCGCTTTACTTAGACTTGCTACGGCTTCCACTTCTCGATAGTATCTGATTTCATTGTGTATTTCTTCGATTCTATCCTCAATCCAATCTTCTTCAAGTTCCTGTAAGTATTCATCAACCGCTTCGGCTACAAACTTAGGCACATCTGTTATGATATGCTCTTTACCTTCTTCATCAAATGTAGTTATATTCCATCCTGTGTATTTCATTGTTCATCACCTATCATTTCTTCAACAAAAGGCCATAACGCCTTTATCATACCCAACGGGGATAACCCGCCAGTATCGAGAGTTAATACTCTGTGTGGTTTTGCTAATTCTTCGTCAGAAGATTGCTTCATTGCGTTTTCAGAATAGTGCGCAAGTCTATCTTCTTTTGCGCCCCTTTCCTTTAGAGTCTGTTCGTTTGCACTAAGTCTAATCAAGATACCACCACTTCTTAGAATCCAGTCTGCTTCATTCTGATGACGCACATCATCAACAATAAGAACATGCGCACCCTTATTAGAATAATTCTTCTCAAGAGCATCAACCCAATAATCAACTGAAATTATATCTCGCTTCGCTTGACCGAGAGCCTGTAACAAGGGTCTAATACTTTCTTTGTCATTAGATTCTTTTTCAAAAAGTAAAAATCTTGAAGAAGAATCTCCAAGTTTAGGCCAAAGTGCTTTAGACACTTCGACCCTTAGTTGTTCTGCGAAAGAGTCAATGGCGACTACCTTTTTACCACCAGAAACTTTCTTTATTTTTCTTCGCAATTCAAGCGCAAGAGTTGTCTTACCCGTTCTCATTCTCCCTGCAATTCCGATAATCAACATCACAGCCACCCCTTTGAACCTATTTTCTTCGACGCACCATTCTGCGATATTAAGTGCGTAACTTCATTCTCAGCAAAGCACTTAGGACAAGTTTTCAAAGCCATAGCCTGTTCATTAGTAAGCATCTTTTGGTTAGGCGGAATAGGTTCTCCGCAGTCATAAAAAGAGGCTTTATCCAAACCAGTATCTTTGTTGGATTTGTGAAGGTATCTTTCTCCCATGTATCAAACGAAAGGTTATACTCTAATAAACCCTATCCTTTTCTAATGCACACCAAACACTCATCCATGTCCGGCATATACCTCATCTGTTTGCACTTAGGGCATCTTTCGCACTTTTCCTTCAGAGAATTACTCATACTTGAGAATGGCATCGTCAACTGAATATCTTCTTCTGTCCGTATTAAGTTCCTGTCAACATCAAACAGCATGTTTCTAACGGTTGTTCCGTTACTCAATTCTATCTTTGTGTAACCCACGCTTACTATTTGCGCATTTTTGCTTATGAGAGCAGAAAGACTGGATTCGCTCGGAACCTCTCTGAAAAGACCTTGTTCGTGTAGTTTTTCTGCGACTTGAAAACGACTTAGTTCACCGTTGTTGAATAAGATGCGCACTATTGTTCTGCGCAACTTAGCATTATTCTTTGTCACGGTGTATGTCCTGTTAGAAAAGGTATATTAATCATCGCCCAACGACATATACATCGAGGCATTTGTCATACCTTCTGCACTTATGTTGTCGTGACTAACTATTCCTTCGCTAAGAGCCTTTTGCGTATAGTAAATTGGCGCAAAGTATGCGTATAAAAGATAGCAAAAAATGTAAAACACAACTGATAATCCAAAAAGAGTTCCGTAATTCATAACCAACCATCACCTTGCTGTGTTTTCTTCATACCATTCGGTAGCAGTTCCTTATTCGTGTTGCGTAGTGAGTTTGCGCTTTTGGTATCGCAGTTTATGATTGACTGCCAGTGAATATCGCTAAATCTTATACCGTTGGGCAATTCTTCTGCGCTTTTCTTTTTCTTCGGGTAGTTCATTCTGCGCACCGGCTTGTGTCCGAAGTTGATAAGCGCACTCTGAAAAGATTCTGGAACATGAGTAAATCCGTGAGCAAGATTTCTCCAAAGGCGTATGTCTTTGTTGTTTGCCCGCAGAAAAGACAACATCAACGGGATTGGTATTCTTGCGCATCTATCAAGAGTTTTTGCTCTGTCATTCCAACGCATAGTAGCATCTATGTCTCTGATGTAATCATCTTTGGAAAATTTACCATCGAAAATCACTGATTCATTTTTGACCTTTGGTGGGGTTTCGCAAACAACCACTAATCTATGCGCAACATAAGGTAGCCAATCAAGATAAGTTTTGGCTTTGGGTTTTCTGTCGTGAACAATAACAGTCAGTCCTTCGCATCGAGGGTCTGCTGTAATCTCATTGCCTTCGATGTAATTGCCGACTCTGTATTTTTGCGCATCATGCGTGAAAATGACTACGCCCATCCCATTCACCCAATCTTCTGTATTGTTTAGTGCCGTTCACCTTTCGGGATTCTAATGCGCCTTTCAGTTCAAGAATAGTAAGTGCTTTTCCGACTGCGAACACGCTGATGTGACAGTGGTTTTGAGGCAACGCTTGTATTGCTCTGGGTAAAAGCGCATCTGCGCTGAACCAATCAATACTATCATCCCAATCTTGCACTGCTCTCTCCACTGCGAATTTCCTGTATGATTTTCCACTCATAATACCACCCCATGCTTTTCATCATAATAACAATCAACGCACATTCCTTCTATGTTATCGTCATTCATGGTTGGACGCTTGCACTTCTTGCACTCCATTACTTCGGCCCCCAATCGCCTGCGTTAACCATCAAATGTCTATCGTCAGAAGTTTCGACTCTCAAATAACCCTTTGCTTTAGGGTCATCTGAAATAGTTTTAATTTTACTAATTACTGTATTGATACCAACATGCTCAATATGATTAGGCGACCAGTCATCATCACAAACTACAATGCTTGTGAAATCAACAACGCAAACAAGTCCTTTACTCATCTTCTTCCCTCTCGCATAAATCCATAAATGAGTCGTTCATATAAACCCACCGGCTGAAACGCTTAAATTGATGCTCACTTAGATGCCACATTTCACGAACCACCGTTGCACTAACACGGTATCTGCCACTGAACCAACGCAACCCGTCTTTGGTAAGAATAGCAATTAGACCATCGTTAAACATGCGCTCAACGATTCTGGGAAACTCCGATTCGGGAATTGGTCTGCTAATCATTTGATTGAAATGCGCACGCCATTGGATAGGTTCGCCTGCGCTCATTCGACCAACCTCATATATCCGCAATATTTCTTTTTACCATCAACATATTTGTGATGCGTATTATATCGGGCAACAGTAGTAAAACCGCAACTGTTGCATGTTCTTTTAGCAGTTCTGCGAACAGAATAACCTAAGTTATCTCGACCACCGTTGTATGAAACGCCCATTAGTCAACCAACTCCCATTCTGCATCTTCAATAATTGTCGGGGCTTTCAGTGCGCCTATACGCATTTCAATTTGGTTCAACAACTTCGGTTCAGTGCGCAACACATCAACAAGAATACCCATCACACCGTTGACCTGCTGATGCGCAAGTAGCATCTGCGAATCAACACCGATTTCTTTCTTCAATGTGCCAATCAACTTAATGTTGGTATTCGCTTGAGCAACAAGACGGGTAGCAGTGGATAGCCATTCTGCGTCAATACCGTCTTTAGATTTCTGCGCTTCCCATTCATCAAGCCATGTCGTGATACGGGAGAATACATCTTCCGCCATATCAAGAGTAGTAATCGCTTCACTGCGAGCCTTTTCGACATCTTGCGCCTCTTCTGGGTCATAGTCCATGTGCGCAGTCATGTGTTCTTCAACTATTCCTATCTCCCAATTGTATTTAGATTCAAGATAAGCAGTAGTGATTCCGCCGTTGAAAACTTGTATTTCTAAATCTCTTCTATCTCTATGTGCGCACAGAGGACATTCGGGGGATTCTAAAATCCACTTCAAAACTTCGATAGCCGTAGCATCTTCTTCTTGCGCAAGCCTCTGTTCGATTAACCATTTACTCTTCATCACAATCACCTATGTAAAAATACAATTTTATTGGGTAATCATACCCATGTAAGTCGCTTGAAACCCCCATAACAGAGCCTATTCTCGGCTCTCTTGTTAATTTTTGCGCACCACTTGTTGCGCTTGTGGGAGAATATCTATCATACGGTAAGTTTTCCAACAGCCACCTCACAGTTCTCTCTTCTCCTGTTTCTTTCAGATACTCGACAACTCTTTCGACCCAATGAGAATAGCGTCTTTTCCTTGCGCTCGGTTTTGTGGGCTTTCTCACTCTGCTCATTGCTCAATCACCCCTCTCTGCGCCAAATCATATACTCCGTCACCGAGATAGACGAACCTTCCCTTCAAGTCGTTTTTCAGACAAGACATAATTGCTCTCGACATCGGGACTCCACAGCGCATAGGTTGGCCTTCTTTGTTAGTAGCCCCTGCAATCAAGTCCTTTTTGTGCATTGCGCCATGCCTTTTCATCTGCCTTTCGCAAGAATCTAAAAACGCTTGATACCTCTTGTGCTTTCGACCACTGATGTAATGTATTCTATTCTTTTTCATGCGCACGCACCTCATCAAATCCAAATCGGCACATAACGCCTTTGCGCCCTCTGCCTATCTTCTTAGGAGTAAATTCTTTGAACCACGCCTGCCCGACAAGATACTCTTCAATCCATCTTTTAGCAGAAGTGTAGTCGTTGCCGGTAATCAGTTTGGCTACCTCTTTCAACAGAGTTGAGCGAGGAATGTCTTTCTCCCAAAATGTAGTGCGAATCAAGCGAATGTCTTCATCCATCACATTTCTGCGCATAGCCAGTGAAGACTCAAGTATCTGTTTCAGCCTATCATCCAATTCGATGATAAGCAATTCTTTGTCAACCCAATCGCCCTTCATCATAGTATAACCGATAGCCAGTCTGCGGAATAAGTCACTCTCAAAACTGCGCACCGATTCCTGTAAAACCCACTGCTCAAACTCTTCCGAAAACGATAATCCTTGTGGCTTATTCGCAAAGACTTTCTTCTGCCTTTCGATGAACCACTTGCGCATCTCAATACCTTCTTCAATTAATTTAGCCCTTTCTTCTGCGCTTATACTGGCTTGAGCATTCTGCGCCTTCTTGTATTCTAATTCCTTTTCCGGTGACATTTCAATGTCAATAATGAAGAATCGTCTATCGAGACCGGATTCTAATTCAAATCTTGCAGGCTGTGTTCCGGCCCACATTGTATAACGAGTATTGTATCTGACCCAACCACTGCGCATTGATTTGTTGACTCTGCCACTGTCCAAAGATGTGAGCAATTGATTCTTCATGTCAACGCTGTGGTCTTTACGGGATGCGTCGGACATACTACTAAACTCTTCAAAGCAAAGAAATCCTCCGCACATGTGTCTCGCAATCGGGTTGCCCATAATCTGCCCCTCATCATTAACCGAGCCAAACATACCTGCTTCTGTGATGCTGTTTGCGCCAATCATGGTTCTGAATCCCTCTCCTTCGTCTGCCTTACTGTTCCACAAAAGTCCAGTGTGTTCAGCGCAAAACAAATCCAACAATACATTCTTACCAGAACCCTTTGCGCCTCTCATCAAAATGTGTATTCTTGTATCTGTAAGGCGGGATGCAGGCATGTATATCGGGTAGTCGCTATGACGCAAAGGACAATTGTCAATTACAAATGCGCCTTCGTCTGCGGTCAACGGGTCAAAGTCGCACATGTGGCACTTGTTCACAGAATTGAACATGTGTGCGCCGATGCTACAAATGAATATAGGAACTTTGTCTGCAACATCAACAAGATGGTTCATGTCGCAAAACCTTTGCACTCTGTCGAATATATCCTCCGTCATTGAAACATCACACCTGCATTCGATATTTTTGATTCCTCAATCTTTGCACCAATCAATTCTTTGATTGCTTCTAAAGCCTCCGAAGTTAATTCAGTATAAGTATCTTGCGCTCTTTTCGCTGAATAAGGAGGTATTGCGAAGCCGTCTTTGCGAAGCATGTCGCACATTTCTTTGAATTTTGCAGGCAAAATCTGTTTAGCGTTTGTGGCCTTTGCCGTTTCGGGAGGCATAACATACATTGCAGAATCAATGCCCATCATAGTGCCTATCTCAACCGGCAACCACGACCACATATCTTGAAGCGCATCAATCGTTTCTTCTTGTCCCAACTCTGCGCCTTTGATTTTTACGCATTCGTCTGGGAATGTAGTGTCTTCAATGTATAATCTGTTTAACGCAAATGTCGTTAGAGTCCCTATCTTCTTGACATTTCTAAAGCGCATAACAATATCTCTGATGGGCGGATAATTGAAAAGCCATTCATTACGCTGAACTGCCATCTGTCGGCTCACAATGGGAGGCGCATTTATGATTACAACCAATGTATCTTTGTATCTAAAGATAGACCACATTGGGTTGCCTTCGTTCAATATCCTGTGCGGTTTCGTTAGAACATGCTTTGAGGTAATGAAGCCGACCTTAGCCTCTTCATGAATCACTCTTCCCAACTCTATACCTAAGATAGAAGGCAAGTTGCTCGGTGACTGGCCGTTGATTATCAATAGATGAGTAGCAGTCAAGCATTCGGGTTTGATATAGAAATCTGTTTCTCCGACTGTGCTGAACATATAACTATCTGCCATGATACGGACTAAGTGGGTGCTTGGTATAAACCTACCTAATTCTTTTTACGGTTCTGAAAGAATTGAGAAAAAATAAATAGCACGCAGTCGCCCTTTCACGGATTATTTTTTTATTTCTTCTTATATGTTTGAAAGTTAATAATAAAGGTCGCCTTTAATTCTAAAACCCTAAGAATAATTGAAAGAATAAATTAAATCGTAACGCAGTGCGCCGTTTATTTCTTTCCTAATTCTTTCCGGCGACCAAAAAGAATAGATTGCCTGCTCTTGAAAACTCAATCTCATCAATCTCATTGAAACGCATTCCCGTTCTATCATCGAACCAACGCATAGCGCAAGGCGCAGGCATGTAGTCGGAGTCGCAAAGAGCATGATGAGTTTCTGCGATAGAAGAAATAATTGCTTGTGGTTCTGTGCGCTTGAACGAAGTATGTGGGCGCATGTCTGCACAGTCACCTTTTCCTAACACTACACTTGAAATCAAAACACTGGTTTCCAAATCAAACTGTTTGCTTTCGCTCAACGATTGCGCAATGACTATCCGAGGGTAGTCTCCAACTACCAGTGAAGGCAACCAACTTATCTTGTCGTGCGTGCGCATAGGCAAACAAACGAACATAGATTCTCCCCA